GGCTCATGTTGCGGAGTTCTTCTTGGTAGTAATGCTATAGCGGCATCTTTTGCTCTTGAAGCATCTGCTGTAACCCTTAAAGGACTTCCAGAAGCGTCATTTATAATTACTCCGTCTTTATCTAAAACTTGATCATCATCGTCAACTACTTGATTTGTAGCAGGTTTAGTAAATGTATCACCTATAGAGTCTGATGTATCTGAAGGATCTGGAACTTGTGCCGGACTGTTCATGTGTATTTGTAAAGCCTGCTCTCGGTGTACATCAACTGATAAAATTTGCGTTTTACCTCCAGCGTCTAATTTATTATCAGTAGCACTTTTAATTTGTGTATTAGCGCCACTTGTAAATTTATTATCGCCTACAGTATTTAAATTAAACGCCCCATTGACCGTCTGTCTGTAATCGCCAACAACCTTTGAATGGAAGTTTTGATTAATTGCTATATGTCCATCTAATGTAACCTGTAGATTATAGTCGCCCGTAATTGTAGTCCTATGTGTTCCTTCTATTTGGACATCTTCATCAATACCAATTGCTTTTGCTCTATTACCACCAATTTTTAAATCTTGATCAATAGCAACATATTTTGTATCATTTTGTAAAATTCTCACATCATTGTTCTGTGCTACCTTAACTTTTTTATCACGCAAAGCTGTAAGGTTAAAATCTCTTCCAGCAAGTATATTGATATCTCTGTCAGCAGTAATGTTTAAGTCTGTTTCTGTTCTTATGTTTATACTATCACTTGCGTAGATATCAATTTTTCCATTAGAGGTCATTTCTAACCAAGCACTACCTGTTGCGTTTCCTATATAGATTATGTCTTCAGAATTATGTAAAAGTATCTGATGGCCTGTTCTAGTTCTCAAACGCACATGGTCATTAAACGGTATAGTCTGATCACCCTTTGACACATTCTCTGGAATTGCTTCTATGTCATAGTATTTTGCTCCTGTATTTCCTGCTTGACCTGCTCTAATTATTGAAGGATCTCCGTCGTCCATAACAAAACTAGAACCACCTAGTCTACTTCTAAAAAATTCAATAGACTGACCTTTTTCTCCGTAACTTCCTTTAGGTGCTCCGTCCCTCTTATCTAATGGTCCTGGAGTATTCCAACCGTATACAGTATTAGGAGTATCTCGTCTAGCACTAGAAGTAGTTTGACCTCTAATTGGATCTTTTAACAAACCTTGTGTAGAAAGAGCTCCTGCGAATAACGGATTATGGGGTCTTTTAAAACGATCAGGATCATAACCTTTATGTGTTTGTTTTTTATTATATTCGCCTGTAGGAAGTCTTCTACCTTTTAAATCATTTGTTAGGCCGTCCTGGTAAATTAAATCCGCAGACGACGTTGGATTACTCCCCGGAACCATGCTATTCATATATTGGTCTTGAACACATCCTATCCAAAAACATTGATTAGGTTTGTTTTCAACAAACATAACCAAAACCTTAGTACCCGGATCAGGTGGTACTGCCCAGAAGCCATAACTTTGTTGTGTGCCAGCATATTGTTCATTACGTGTATTTGACTGTGCGTCATTTACTCCGTAAAAAGGCATACAATAATGTGCTGTAAATTGTTGTCCTGCGGGAAACTGTTCTTGCCCACTTGGATTAGCAAATGATAAAAGTTCAACTCTTAGTGATCCCATTCGGTGTGAATCAAGATGATTCACAACTCTTGCTAGAAAGGGCCCACTTGTAAAATTCTTTTCGGGTTTTGCTCCCTCACTTCTTTTTATTTCCCCTGCCATTACAATCCGCCTCGTATTCTACCAGCTTGATCAACATCATCTAATTTTTTCTTTACTGCGTAATCTGCCTTACGCATTTCAAATTGGGCAAGATCAGCTTTTGTATTTTGTAGATACTTTTCATAAGCCTGCGTTTCTGTACCAGCATTCAATTTACCATCTTCGTTAAAATCAGCTAATGCTCTTGCTAATTCATCAGCATTTCCTGACGCTATGGCAGTATCAATTCTGGCTTGTCTTGCGTCTCTTTGGTTGAATATTTGCTCTTTTATTTTCTCAGCATTGTCGTATGATTCTTTAGCATATTGATTAAGTCTTCTTACAAGAGTCAATTCGTTGGTATATGTATTTCCTCTGAAACTGTTAGTGACAGTAATCACTTTGTATAAACCACTAAATTGAGCAACATCCTCTAATCCTTTTGCTGTTGGACTACCTTCACCTATGTCAACTGGTGTCTTAAAGTTAATTATTATATCAACCTCTCCGTTTTGGTGATTCATGGTTCCGTCAGCATTTATGTTTATAAAAGGTGTGGGTGCTGAAAAATAGTTTCCTAGTCCGCTGTCCGACATGAAATACAGATCTCCAAGGATAGTCAAATCCGCTGATATAAGATCAGCAGGACTGTTTATTAAAGAATCTTGGAAAGCTCTAGCTACTCTCACAGAAGGTGTCTCAGCTACAGCACCATTTGTCTGTTCATCTTGTTGAGTTTCATTTAATGAAGCAACGATATCTGCTGTTTTTAAAATATTATTGTTTCTTGTTCCTGATGCCGCTTTCATATCTGTAGCTGGGTCTTGGTTGTCACGACCACTACTGGATAAATCATTGCTTGTGGAACTATTCATAAAATCTTTAGCAATAGCTGTAAAAAATGCTGTTCGGAAATTAATATCAAAGCTAAGAACATCCGTATTTTTTCCAGTATAGATATAATTGTAATGTTTTACTGCTTGTTGTTTAAGAAATCCATAACCTACAGGAGGATCATTTGGCATCATGAATACTGAACAATGTACCTTAGCTGGCACTACGTTGTATACAAAAATTTTAGGAAACTTATTAAACTTTCCTTTATTTACAGGAGCATCAAGCACATAGGTTTGTACTTCAATTCTAAACCAATCAACGAATCCTGTATTTGAGTCAGTTACCAGTTGTCCTTTCTTTAAAAGTCCTTTTCCCCAATCACTAATTAAAACCAATTCTTCTATAATTCTTTGAATTTTTGTGCCTTGTTTAAATTGAATATTTTTACTGGTTGGATTAATTGTTGTTCCGTTCCTATGAACTACTTTAGCCTTTGGATCGTAAACAAAATTTGGATATCCAAAATTACTTGAGCCAGGATCTAAACTTCCATCTGTAAACATTTGTGTAGAACCAATTTTATTAGTAAAATTACTAGCAGTGAATTCGTTTTTAATTTTTTCACTTAGATTGTTTCTTTTAATACTGTATCCTAGTTTATTATCAACAAAAGTTTTTACCTGACTTTCTATCGAACCTCCAAATTGAGGTCTTGGATCTATAAAGTCTACACCAACAGCAGATCCTAGCACTTCCTCTTGATCATATTCTCTTTTATCTTTTGTAAAATCACCAAATAATGCTGTGTTGTCTACATCAGCAAGTGTATCTTTCATTATATTCTGTGCCATGTCTGTAGGAAATAAGATTATTATTTCATCCGGCTCATGTGGTTGTTTTCCTTTTGTAGCTGTTGTAAGTTTGCTACTATTCACTGCGGTAGCTAAACTATTCACTCCTGTTTGTAAAATTTCCTGTATTGTTCTACCACTTATAGATACGTTATCAGGTATGCTTTGATTTTGGTCTGTCAACGCATTTTCATTGAACGGGGTTGCTTTTACTGTATATCTAGATCCTCCGCCGTTAACGTCAAATTCAACACTGAAAATCTTGACACACATTTGTCGTTTAGGTTCTCTAGCAGGGAAAAGTTTATGTAAGTCTCCCTCGACGTCTTTGTATCCTACAACATCTAATTGAAGTAGATATGGGCATTCTAGATAATTAGAATATCCAGCTTTCATCGCACATAATTGTAAATGTTGTAAAAACTGTCCCATACTATAAGGTTCAGTGACTTCAAATTCTATAGCAAAAGCCGTGGTCACTCTAGTTTTTTTGTTAGGAGCAACTACAGATTTAATGGAAACATTATCTATATAATATTCTGTGTTAGGTATTTTTTGTTTCTTTTCTAGCTCAGTCATAGGTCTAGCAGGCATTGGGCCTGCCGCTGAAACTGATCCCGGAAAGCCACCCATCTTAATTACAGTCTGCTGAGCCTTTGGACCTTTCAATCTATAAGTCTTATGGGGGAAATTACACTCATCGTTACTTAAAGCGGCTAATGTCCAAAGATAATTCTTGCTGGCATACGCATCTAAGCTGTTTGGTTTTCTTGCTGATCCAAAATGGAAATTCCTAAAAGTATCCATTGTGTCTTGACTAATAGCTGATCTTTCGGCGGCCATTTCTTCTTCTTCAGATATTTCACCTAAATCCGTGCTATATCCATTAGCTACAAATTTAGGAGCATTAGGATCAGCATCTCCTACTGTAGCAGATTCTGATTTTGCTCCTGAAGTATCTTTCTTAATATTATTATTGTCAGGTTTTACTTTATTTTCTTTTTTTCTTTCAGCTACTTCAAGGTCTTCATCGGTTTGTTCGCCTACAAGTTTTTCACCTTCGGGTGTAAAAAACTTTTTTTTACCTACTACTATATCAGCGTAGGTATAAGGTTGTTCAGCCATGTATTACTCCAATGCGTCACGAACCCTAGTAGGGTTTGGTAAAAAGATAGAAGTACCTGTAGTGATATCATATACAAAATCTTCTATTACATCTAAATTTCTTTGACCAAATATCCACCATAGATCCTTATTACCATAATAATCATATGCTAGTAAATCGGGTCTATGATTGTACTGTGGTTCTATTGTATACAATTTGTCATCAGTGAAAGAAGGAATAGGTCGTATTGTCAAAAGATCTAACGTTCCGTTTCCTTTTAAATCTGTATTTTTATATGGACTACTCATTAAATGTATCCTTTGCCTATATTATCTCCATTAACAAAGTCACTGTAACTAAATTTAGATACTTTAGCTCTGCTGTAGATCGGTTGTACTGTTACTGTAAATTGTGATTCCGCAGGTGCCCACGCAACTGACATTCTATCAGCTTGAGATTTTATAGAACCTCCAAAGTCTGAAAAATCAATAGGATCAAAACCTGTGGCTATGTAATCAACTTCATTAGGCATGTCAACAGTAAAGTTAACAATTACACAAGGTACGTTGTTAAAAACATAATCACCGTAACCATTTAAATTAATTACGGGAGGTGGATTACCTCTTCCGGTGTCGTCAACGCCATGTTGCATTTTTGTTACTGTTCTTAAATAATGTAAACATCCTATCCAATATTTTGCTTCAAGACCATTTTGATTATAAAACTGTCCTGTAATAACTAGTTGATCCACTTGTGAATTCTGATACGCAAAGAACGGATAATTATTATGTATAGGAGCCACTTGGTTATAATTTGCTGAGTGACTTAATATAATAGTAGGAGTATAAGGAAACATCATTCCTCCTGTGTTAACCAAAGGCGAAATAATCGGTGAATTTTCAAAATTTGTTGGCAAGCTCAATTTGACTCTCCAATCTCTATCTTCGACTGTAGACTGTCCCCAATATGCTTGTGACTTGGTAGTTCCTAGTTCAGAATCTCCACCTTTCAAACCTTTGGATCGCATGTTGCTTGCAAAGTTTTCAGCACCACCTGAAACACCATCATATATATCTTGTGCGGTATTTTTCATTCCTTGGTACATTGGTGATTCTGTCAACCAACTTGGAGCATTGCCTCCCGCTGTGTTTTGTCCTTCACTAGCAAAAGCTGTTTTAGATTTATCTACTGCTTGGCTTACGCCGTTTTTGCTAATTACGCCGTTTTTGAAATATGATGTCATTTGGTAAACTCCTTACTATTATTTAGTTGACAAAATTAACAGAGTATATTATAATGTGGTATAAACCTTGGAGAAAAGATGAAAAGAATCAATTATTTAAACAACAAAGACATACTATCAGAGATACACAAGTCTAAGTCGTCGTTTTGTAGCTTTACAGACAATGATTTTGCTGACTTTGATATAATCTTACCTAGTATAGCTAAAATAAATGTCCGAACAGTGGCAGAAGCAAAAAGGAACAAGGCAAAAAAATTACAGCAAAGAGCATTCGAAAAGGCAAAAGAAAGTGGAAAGAGAGTTAAATTAGCAGAATTTGCTATTGATTACAGAAAAATTGAGAAAACAGACGTAATATTTAGAATTATGATGTATGATCATATTCCTGAGGAACCTGGCAGGAAAAAGAATCCAAAAACTATAGCAGACACAAAAACAAAAGTAAATTTTCCTCCATTCCAACACTTTAAATACAATGACCAAGGTGATCTAATTATTGTAGGGAAAAGTCATTGGGAAGGCGGTATGGAAAATGGTAATTTTACCAAAGAAGGCGGTAAGGTAACAAACAAACTGGCTTTAATGTGGATGAAACTTTGTGATAGATATGCTACTAGAGGTAATGTTAGAGGCTACACATATAATGACGAAATGCGTGGACAAGCTATATTACAGTTATCACAAATTGGATTACAGTTTGACGAGTCAAAATCTAATAATCCGTTTGCTTATTATACTGCGGCAGTAACCAATTCATTTGTAAGAGTAATTAACATAGAAAAACGTAATCAAAACATACGTGATGATATTTTAGAAATGAATCACATGAACCCTAGTTACACAAGACAAGCTAAAGGTGAATGGGAAAGACAACAGCGTGATCATGTGGCTAGCCAAAAAACCACAAAAAGTGATTGACAAACTGTAGATTTTCTATTATAATACTAGAGGAAGGATTGTAATTTGTTTAAAAAAGCGGCTGTCTTTACTGATATCCACCTTGGATTAAAGTCTAACAGTAAAGTACACTTACAAGATTGCGAAGAGTTCGTAGATTGGTTTATTGAACAGGCAAAAGCCAACGGTTGTGAAACCGGAATCTTCTGCGGTGACTGGCATCATAATCGAAATACTATCAACGTACAAACATTAGACACAACAACAAGATGTTTAGAAAAATTAGGTGCGGCATTTGAAAAGTTTTATTTCTTTGCTGGTAACCACGACTTATACTACAAAGATAAACGTGATGTGTATAGTGTTGAATTTGGTAAGCATATCCCTGGTATCACTTATGTTGACGATATACTAGTTGAAGATGATGTAGCACTAATTCCTTGGTTGGTTGGAGAGGAATGGAAAAAGATTTCTAGTATAAAGACAAAGTATATGTTTGGTCATTTTGAACTTCCAAACTTTTACATGAATGCTATGGTACAGATGCCTGACACTGGTGAACTTAAAGCTGAACATTTTAAACATCAAGAATATGTTTTTTCAGGACACTTTCATAAAAGACAGATTCAAGGAAGAATACATTACTTAGGAAATGCTTTTCCACACAACTACGCAGACGCATGGGACGACAAGCGTGGTATGATGATACTTGACAAAGAAAATAACAAAGAACCACATTACATTGACTGGGACGATTGTCCAAAATATAGAACAGTTAAACTTTCACAACTGTTGGACGAAAAAGACAAATTATTAAAAAGTAAAATGTACTTAAGAGTAACACTTGACTTACCTATTTCATACGAAGAAGCAAGTTTTATTAAAGAAACATTTGTAAACGATTATGACTGTAGAGAAATAACACTTATTCCAAGTCAAAAAGATGAAGAAATTCATACAGATATAGATATCAGTACCTTTGAAAGTGTAGATCAAATTGTTACTAAAGAGATTACTGCTATTGATACTGAACAGTACGATAAAAATACATTGTTAAGGATATATGACGAACTATGATTAAGATAAAAAGCCTTACAGTAAAAAACTTTATGAGTGTGGGTAATCAAACCCAAGCAGTTGACTTTGATAAACAACAATTAACACTAGTTCTAGGAGAGAATCTTGATCAGGGTGGTGATGACATGGGATCAAGGAACGGCACTGGTAAGACAACTATTATAAATGCCTTAAGCTATGCTCTATACGGACTAGCACTCACTAATATAAGAAGAAACAATCTAATCAATAAGACTAATAATAAAGGAATGTTGGTTACATTAACTTTTGAGAAAGATGGCACTAGCTATAAAGTAGAAAGAGGACGTGGTCCTAACTTATTGAAGTTTTTTATCAATGACCAAGAACAAGAATTAGTAGATGAAAGCCAAGGTGACAGTAGAAAAACACAAGAAACAATAAATGAATTGTTAGGCATGAGTCATAATATGTTTAAGCACATACTTGCTTTAAACACATATACAGAGCCTTTTTTAAGTATGAAGGTAAATGATCAAAAAGATATAATTGAACAACTTCTTGGTATTACTATTCTATCTGAAAAAGCAGAAACACTGAAAGAGAAAATAAAACAAACAAGAGATTCGATTACTGAAGAAAACGCAAATATAAATGCTAGACAACAAAGCAATGACAGAATAAAAGAAACCATCGACAGTCTTAAAATAAAACAAAGTGCCTGGGAGAGTAATAAAAAGACAAATCTTAAAAAACTTGAAAAAGGTATATCTGAATTAGAACATCTTGATGTAGATAGCGAACTTGATAAACATGAAAAATTACAATCGTGGGAAGAATTAAATACAAAAATTACTACATTGAGAAAAGAAACAGCAACTCTTGATTCGACACTCTTAAGGGCAAATAAGTCTGTAGACAAAGTTAAAAAGGATATAGAAGAACTTGACAATGCTGTTTGTTATGCGTGTGGTCAGGAGCTACAGGAAGATAAAGTCAAAGAGATTGAAAACAAAAAAGCCAAAGAGCTTGAAGATGCTGAGACATATCAAAAAGAAATAAATGATAAACTAATTGAAGTTAATACAGAGTTGACAAATATCGGAGATATAAACGGTAGGCCGGATACGTTTTATGAAACGATAAAAGAAGTATATGATCACAAACAAAATGTAGCACAATTAAAACAGGCATTAGAAAATAGTAATAACGAAACTGATCCTTATCAGGAACAAATAGAAGATCTAACTAAAACTGGAATCCAAGAAGTTGATTGGACTACAATCAACGCACTCAATGATCTAAAAGAACATCAAGAGTTCTTACTAAAACTGTTAACAAACAAAGATAGTTTTATACGTAAAAAGATCATAGATCAAAACTTGGCATACTTGAACAACAGGCTCACTCATTATCTTGATAAGCTAGGACTTCCACATCAGGTTGTATTTCAAAATGACTTGAATGTTGAAATTACACAGCTTGGACAAGATCTTGATTTCGACAATCTTTCCAGAGGCGAGCGTAATAGATTAATACTTGGTATGAGTTTTGCTTTCAGAGATGTCTGGGAGAGCTTGTATCAAAATATTAACCTACTGTTCATCGACGAGCTTGTTGATTCAGGTATGGATACTAGTGGTGTAGAGAATAGTTTAGCAATACTTAAAAAGATGGGTAGAGAACGTCATAAAAACGTTTATCTAATATCGCACAAAGACGAACTTGTTGGTAGAGTTACACACGTATTAAAAGTAATTAAGGAAAACGGCTTTACATCATATGAAAATGACGTGGAAATATTTAATGAAAGATGATATTAGACAAGATTAAAAATCGTGGTGAAGAAATGGCTCCATTAGAAGGGCATGATAGATTACAGTATCTTATTGATATTGCTAGAGAAGTTCCTCCTTTAGGAGATGAAGATAAAATAGATGAAAATAAAATCAGAGGTTGTGCTAGTAATCTTTGGGTGCTAGGTAAAGTTAATAAAGATGGAACAATGTCATACAAACATGACGCAGATTCGTGGATAACAAAAGGAACTGCTAAAGTTTTAGTTGATTTGCTAGACGGTGAACATCGTAACGAAATAGCACAATTGACTTTACAAAGTTTTGAAGGGTTAGGAATTAGAAATCTTTTAACAATGCAGAGACAAGTTGGTTTTGGCAGTTTAGTAGAACGTATGATAGGAATAGCAAAGAATGAATGATGACATACATGACAAGCTAACCAAGGCCTATATGGCGTATTTTAAGGCTAATGAGGCATTTGAAGCAAGAAATTCAGTACGTACCCATAGAGAAACTAGAAAGTGGCTCCGTGAGATTCGATCTTTAGCAAAACAACGTATGGATGAAGTACATTATAAGCATAATTCCAAGAACGAGACACCAGAAGAATAGGCCAGGGTAAGTATCCATATGCTGTGGACTTATCAAGGTAAAGAAATTACAAAACTACCAGAAGATATAGAAGGATTTGTATATCTAATTACAAATAAGACTAACAACAAAAAATATATAGGCAAAAAACTAGCCAAATTTAAGAAAACACGCCCACCACTCAAAGGCAAGAAGAACAAAAGACGAAGCAAAGTTGAAAGCGATTGGAAAGATTACTGGGGTTCCTCAGATCATCTTATCGCAGACGTACAACAACTAGGTGAAGAAAATTTTACTAGAGAAATATTATATCTATGTCAAACAAGAGGCTTAATGAGCTATTTAGAGGCTAAGGAACAATTTGACCGCAAAGTTCTGGAAACAGACGAATACTATAATGGTATTATCAATGTGCGGGTAGGTGGTTCAAAAATTCTTAAAGAACATTTATCAAAACTTAAGGCAATATAAGGACGCTGTTTGATCGGGAAAGCTCGATCCGCTTTGAGGACATGGACACCCATGTTCAGAATCTAGCGAGTCCACTAAACTGTTGCTCCAGAAAACTCCACGCAAAGGAACGAAGCGGGAGATAGCGGAGAATCCGCGAAGCGGTTGCGTTAGCAAAACCGGTTACGCAGATTTTACGTGATGTCGACGTAGGTTGGGAAAGGTCAGAGCCCATGGAGCAAGTCAAATACCTACTTCCGATCTCGGCTGTGCGAACTCACATGAAGCTTGGGATGATGGGACCTCGTGTAAGGTTCCGTCTGACTGAAACAATCTACATGAAACGTAAGTGCTTCGCACTTAATTCAAGTAAAATAACAGGTGTTTGAGCGAAAGCGATAACACGAATGATCGTTAGATCATTCCAATCCAATGAGTACAATCATCACAGGGATCGTCACAAATGCCAAGACTGTTAATGAAGGTCAGGATCACGGCCAAATCCAGGTTTCACGCTACTAACTTCTACGGGAATGACTTTGAATTCAAAATGTGGTTCTGTATCACGTTTTGTGTTTATGTAGTAGTTGACTTCTTCCTGTGAATTAAGTTCCTCAATAACGTTACCCGCAGGGTCAACTATCTGATATCTAGTAATCATATAGATTATTTAATAAGTAATTATGTCTTCAAATGTATAAATATAATGGAATAGGAGTTATTGATGAAGGTTTTAGACGTTTTAACAGAGTCCAAAAAAGTTAATGAAGGACCATTACGGTTCTTAAAGCGTACATTGGGTAAAAACACAGCTATGGGCAAGTCCGCACAGCTGGATGTAGAAATTGACAAAGAAGTAAAAAACATATACAAGGACTATGTCGCAGTAAGTAAACAAGATCCTAAGAAACAAGGAATGACTGTTGACAGTTTAAGTAGGTTTTTAGCGGCCAAAGGTTTTGTAAATAGTCCTAAAGAAGTAGTTGCCTTTATCAAACAAGACACAAGCCTAGCTAAAAAATTAGGCAGAGGTGCTGTAGCAGGCGGTAAAAAAACTATTGATGCTACCAAGAAAGGCGCAACTGCAGTAATAGATGCTGGTAAGAAAATCAAGCAGAAGATGGCTAGCAAGTCTACAGGGCTAACACCTGATCAACCTAATCTTCCAGGCATTGAATCCATGAGTGAATCAGTGTTGTTGGAACAGTCCATGTCAGGCTCGGAAGTAAAGAAAGTTATCAAACGTTTCGTACAGCAAGGCTTTCAAAAGCAACTGGGCGGAAGAGTACGTAAGAGTGCCTACGCAACTGACACGGATGATAACATGATGCCAACTGATGACATCCAAACTGCTCTTGATACTTTGAGAAACGCTGGCTTTACAATAGACGACGAAAAGAAAAAGATCAAAGCCCCAGCTTAGAAAAAAGGCTGTCCGGATTTTTTAGCAGTTTCTATATTTTCTTTAATTAAATCATTTAACAGTTCTATGTCTTCTTTTGATAAGTCATAACTGTCTTCTACAGACAAGGATCCTCTCATCCACCAACACAGTCTATATAGACTGGCTTTAATTTGCTTTACCTCGCCTTCGAGGACCTTAACCTCGTTTTGGATTTTATCGAGTGACCATGTTAAGATCCGGAGCCGAAAAAATTGCTCTGATCAAATGTAATCGGAACTTCGAAAGTTTCTGGAGCACCTGCTTTTATTTCATCTTCATCTGCCTGTATTGTTACAGGTTTAATATCAAAATTTGTTTTTTGTGCTTTGATACGATCAGATATTTGATTGAAAACAACTGCTTCACAGTTTTCCAAGAAGTCTTTCAAGTATGCTGGATTTGTTACAGCTTCGGTTTCACCATCGGGTTGTATAGATACAACGCTGTCAATTAAAACATTGATATTGATCTCAGTCAATTTTGTAAATGCTTTTTGGAATCTTGCTAACTTTACTCCTTGATCTATATCATCGTTGTCTATTATCGAAAACACTCTCTGTTCTTCAAATGCTTTTACAGCTTGTTCAGTCTGTGTCTTGTAACTGATAGGTTTAATACCTACTGTGAAACCATCTATCTTATGTGAAGTTTCAAAATGTGCTGATTGAAGATGATCGTATATAGTTTGTAAACTATAAGCAAAATCTCTTACAATCTTTGTATTCGGAACGGTTGCTGAAATTTCAATAGTCTCGCCATATGTTGCCATTCTGATAGCAACTAGTAAAGTATCAAGATCAATTGAAGGACATTGCCAAGCATTTTTTATGTTTGGGACACAACTTTGTATTACATCAACTGTAGCTTGTCCATTCAATAACGCATCAGGTGTCTTGAACGTAATTTCATCCCTGGCTGTCATCGCATAAACAGGAAGTTCCCCAGACTCTGGCATTTCAATACTGCCCTGTGGCCAGTAAGTTCCTTTGCTAGGCAGTTTAATGTAGATTTTTGGTTGTCGTAGGTGTTTCTTTAATGGGTTAACCTGAGGTTGCCCCATAGGAACACCAGTACCGCCGGGTGTCATTGGCGGAATAGTATTATCTACCATGTTTATTTCTCCTGCTAAATAGTATGTAAGTCATACAGTATATTTATGGCTATTAATAATGTGAGTATATAATTCATGGCAATGGTAACAGTTGAAATACCCGGAATAGGCGAAGTTGAAGCAAAAAATGCCGCTTCTGAGCAGACTTTAAAGGAAATTTTAAAGGCTGTAGGAGGTAGACGCATAGGAGCAGGAGCTGGAGGCTCTGCGGGTGGTGGTTTAGATAGCAGATTATCAGATAAAGATGTCAAAAACGTAAAAGCTCTTGGAGATGCTTCTGAGTACGCAAGTGGAGAAGTAACTTCTTTTGGTAAACGATTAAAAGGCGTAGCTGGTAGTATCCTAAATCTACTTAACGCAACAATAAGTGGTACAATAGGAGCCGCAGTAAATCTTACATCAGAACTGATATCAGGTGGAAATCAATTAACAGATTTCAGTAAACACTTACCTATTCCAGGACTACAACAGTTTACAGGACTGATAGACAATCAAATAGAGCTGTTTAGAGATTTATCTCAAACAGGTGCGACCTTTGGTAACAACATGTTTGAAATTGTTCGTGTAGCAGGAAACGCAAGTATTCCGCTACAGGACTTTGCTACGTTGTTAGGATCCAATGCTACACAGCTTAGACTATTCGGACCGTCAGTAGAAAGTGGTGCGAGGTCATTTGCTTCTCTTTCAAAAGAACTTAGACAAGGACAGCTTGGACAGAGATTGTTAGCAATGGGCTTTACAACACAAGAACTGAACGAAGGCTTACTTTCTTTTAATGAAATAGTACATGTAACAGGTAGAGGACAGCGTATGTCCCAAGCTGATTTAATAAAAGGTACCGCGGCATATAGCATGGAACTTGATAAGATAGCAAAACTTACAGGTCAAAGTAGAAAAGAAATGATGAACGAGGCTCAAGCAAGAAGGAGAGATGTTAATGTACAAAATGCTCTTAGAAGATTGGGACCAGAATTTGAAAATGTTTTAAATCAGGCGTCAGCAGGTAGTAAAGGACTTGCGGCGGCCTTGGTTGATTATTCTACAGGTACAGGACAAGATCCGTTGACACAGGGTTTGATGGCTCTTAGTGATACGTTTAGAAACGAAGGTAAAAATATACAAAATATGACAGCTGAACAAAGACAGAATTTTGCTGTTGCTGTTGGAAAAGAAATTGAAGAAATGGAAAATACAGTAGGTCCGAGTGGTGTTAAAGCTCTAACTATGCAAGGCGAACTGATAGGCGAAGCATTGAATGTTGGCGCAGAACTTAGATTCCTTAAACAAACTACTGAAGGAGCCTCTAGTGCTGTGGATAAGGAACAGAAAGCAGTGGACATGGCAACTGAGAAAGTAGCTCAGTTTGGGGAAGTAGTTAACAATGTAAGAGGCAGATTACAGGTTGAGCTGTTAGACAGTAATATTTTCCAAGACTTGAAAAATGGATTAGCAAGTATGTTACCCAATGTAGAAGAATCCAATGATCTATATGATAAAGCCAAAAAAGCTCTGTTGCCTTTTATCGATGAACTGAATAATGTTTGGACATGGTTAAAGACAGAGGGATACGACATGATGGAAAATGCGTTTAAAAAGACTTGGGACTGGATGTCAGGACCTGGATTACAGATGGTTAAAGATTATTCTAAAATGGCTTATGATTGGTTTAGTGGAATTGATTTTGAAGGAATAAAAAACGACTTTTTAGCTGGATGGGAAAAAGTTAAGAAATTCTTCGCAGGGTTTGATCTTGATGCTATAAAATTAAAGTTCGATAATGCCATGAAGAAGCTCGAGAACATGATGCCTGATATTCCGTCCATAGACGAAATAAAAACATCAATGAAAGCGGCACTTAAAAAATTAACCGATGCTATCCCAGGACCGCAAGATATTAAAGACGCATTGACTGACCTTAAAAATGAGTTTGTACAGGATATGAAAGAGCTAATTGATTATCTGTTTACTCAATTAAGGAAAGTGGTAGACGAGTATCTTGTAAATCCAGCCAAAGCAGTAATCGAAAAAGGCGAAGAAATAGTCCAAGACACCAAAGACCTAGCAATAGAAACTAAAGATAAAGTAGTTTCAGGAGTCGGGGCTTTAAAAGACAAAGCAGGAGAAACGTACCAAAATACCAAAAACGCAGTTAAAAACTTTTTAGGTTTTGGAGATAAAGATCCTGTTGTACCACCACCTACAGGTATGTCTCCAGGAGCAATGGGCGGAAAAGTCAATACGACGCCGGACGATGGTGCACTTCAGTTAAATATAACGATGGAGAAACAACTAAAAGTACTAACAGATATTGACAGACACGTCAAAGAAAATGGAAGATATGGTAATCTTTTGGATGGTATAAATTAAGGATTTAATATGAGCTGGAAAAGATATTTTAACACGTTGGATGCTGATGGATCAAATAGTCCATTAAGTGTAGCCGGAAACCAACCAGGTCCAGCAAGAACCAATTATTCAAGTTTTTTACCTGACGTGTATACAGGAGCACCTAACAGGGTAGAACGTTACGGACAATATAATGTAATGGATCAAGATTCTGAGGTAAATGGTGCTTTGGACATACTAGCAGAATTCTGTACGCAACTTAATACACAAAACAAAACCTCATTTACAATAGATTTTAAACAAACAGCTACCGGTTCTGAAATAAAGATCATTGAACAATATTTACAGCAGTGGCATAGACAACAAAATTTTGAAACTAGAATGTTCAAAATTGTTAGAAACGTATTTAAATTTGGAGATTCTTTTTTCATAAGAGATCCCGAAACAAAAACTTGGTACCATGTTGATCCAGCAAAAGTTTCAAGCATAATTGTAAACGAGTCTGAAGGCAAAAAGCCTGAGCAGTATATTATTAGAGACATTAATCTAAACTTTGTTGATAAGGTTGCTACAACTCCTTACACTACAAACGGTAATGTTACAGGTGGTGGTGACGGTTACTTAACCGGCGGTGTTAGAGGTATGGTTGGTAACACACAAACTTCAGGATCAAGTGCGGGTAGATTTGGTCACGACAAAACAAAAGAAATTGCTGTCAACGCTGAACACATGATACATTTAAGTTTGAGTGAAGGACTAGACAACAACGCACCATTTGGAAACAGTTTATTAGAAGGTATATTTAAAGTATACAAACAAAAAGAATTACTTGAAGATGCTATTATTATTTACAGAACACAGAGAGCGCCGGAAAGAAGAGTCTTTTATGTTGATGTAGGTAACATGCCAAGTCACTTGGCAATGCAGTTCGTAGAACGTGTGAAAACGGAAATCCATCAAAGACGTATACCGTCAAAATCAGGTGGAGGCACAAGTGTAATCGATAGTGCTTATAATCCACTTTCAACAAATGAAGATTACTTCTTTCCGCAAACAGCAGAAGGACGTGGATCTAAAGTTGAAACATTACCAGGTGGTACTAACCTAGGTGAGATTGATGATCTAAAATACTTTACTAACAAACTTGTTAGAGGTTTACGTATTCCAAGTTCATACTTACCAGCCGCGGCACAGGATGAAGGACAAAGTTCATTTAACGATGGTAGAGTTGGTACAGCTTTTATTCAAGAACTAAGATTTAACAAATACTGTGAGCGTTTACAAAACTTGCTAGTAGAAGTTTTTAACCAAGAATTTAAAAGATATCTAATGGAAAAGGGCATTAATATAGATTTAGCTATGTTTGATATTATGTTCCAACCTCCACAAAACTTTGCTAGTTACAGACAAAGTGAATTAGACAATCAACGTATTGGAACATTCACACAGATACAAGCTATTCCTTTTATGAGTAATAGATATGCTATGAAACGTTTCCTAGGAATGTCAGAATCAGAACTTGCTGAAAATGAAAGACTATGGAAAGAAGAAAATGATGAAAATATTACAACTCCAACTAATGCGAGTGGAGAAATGAGAGGCGCAGGTATAAGTGGCGCAGGAATAGAGGCCGATCTTGGAGGAGCAGAAGACACAGTTCCAGAAGAGGGAGGAGAGGACATAACAGTAGGTCAAGGAGACACAGCGGCTCCTGATCCAGCAACAGCAGGGGCACCGGATACACCTCCGGCATAAATAGTTACATGATACTACGAGAATTTTTTTATTTTGATAAACAAACATTTGAACCTGTTGAAGACAAGTCCTATGATGCCGTTGATGACGAAAGTATTGTCAAACGTGACGACACGAGAAAAACTAGACTTTCATTAAAACAAATTAATAAAGCTCGTAAAGCGTCAGAATTCCATCAAGAAGAAAAAGATAAGGAACTAGACTTTATACGTCAGATGTACGGAATACAGGCACAACCAGAAGCCCTTTAGGAGTGTTTCATGACCGTAGCTTTCGTGATAGGCAATGGCGAAAGTCGTAAAGACTTAGACTTACATCCACTTAGAAATTACGGCAAAGTATATGCTTGTAATGCAGTTTTCCGACACTATCAACCCGATTATCTAGTAGCAGTAGACGTAAAAATGATACTGGAAATAAATCAACACAAATGGCAAATGGAAAACGAGGTATGGACTAACCCTAATAAACAGTACCACGGATTTCAAGGATTCAATTTTTTTCAACCTAGCAAGGGTTGGAGTAGTGGCCCTACAGCATTATGGTTGGCAAGCACCCATAAACATGATACAATTTACATATTAGGTTTTGATTTTCATGGTAAGGCTGACGACAAAGGACAGCGTACTAAGGTAAATAATTTGTACGCAGGAACACACAATTACAAAAGATCAGGTGAACCAGCTACGTATTTTGGCAACTGGGAAAGGCAAACTGCTTCTACTTGTGAAGCACACGCAGGAACTAAATACATTAGGATAGTTGAAGACGGTGACGATTTTGTACCTAAGCAATTGAAGAAAGTAAGTAATTTATCTCATATCACATTAAGTGAATTTAAGAGATATTATGATTTTTGATACCAAGATGTCAAAAAACCCCGTTTTGACACCATTTTCCACGTATTTTATAATAAAAGTGTAAATATTACTGACAGCCTTACACCATTAACATGACAGGAGAAACAAATGGCAGATCAATCAAAACTAGAGCAAATGCTCGAAAAATTAGTTAACAATGATCGCGATGGCGCGGATTCATTGTTTCACGAGTTTGTAATCGAAAAATCACGTGGCATTTATGAAAAAATGCTAGAAGATGATCTTAAAGATCTTGAAGTAGACGAAGCATCTAAGAAAAAAGATGACGAAAAAGATCACGATAAAAAAGACAAAAAAATGAAAGAAGAGTCAGACGAAGAAGTTGACGAAGCTTCAGATGATGAAGAAGTTGACGAAGCTTCAAATGATGACGAAGAAGTAGACGAAGCATCAGACGAAGAAACTGACGAAAATATGGAAATTACACCAGAAGCTGACCCAATGGGCGGCGATGCCTCTGACGATATGATGAAAGATATCGAAGCAGACGGCGATGATGGTGATATGGACGGCGACATGGGCGGCGATGAAGAAGAAATCGAAGACCGTGTAGTTGATCTAGAAGATGCTCTTGATGACCTAAAAGCTGAATTTGAAAAAATGATGGCTGATAAAGGTGGCGAAGACGACATGGATGACATGGACGATGATGCCGCTGATATGGATATGGGTGATAAAGAGAAGGAAGATGAAGCATTTATGCCAACTTCCGAACTTAGCGGTGAAGAACTTCCAGTAGAAGACATGGAGCCAGCATACGAAGGCAAAAAGTCACAACAGGAAGTAATGCGTGAATATGTTAATAAAGTTGCTATGCCTAAAGGCGAAGACAACAAAGCTAAAAGCCCAGTAGCAGGTGCTAATAATATGGGTGGAACAGCAAGTAACATAGCACAAGGCGGCGAAGGTGATACAAAAGGTTCAGGACAAACTCCTAAAATTGAAGACATGGGGAATGTTAACAAACCAGGTAACACTAAAGCTCCAAGCATGAACAAAGCTAATGGCCACGGTGCTGAGAAAAAAGGCGCAGGCGAAACAGGTACTGATACTAAATCACCTATCGGTAGCTAATTGAGGACTAAAGGGTAGATGTTAAACTTAACTGAAACGCTATCATTCGACCAAGCAAAAATGGTCGTGGAGCAAACCGAAAATAAAGATACGGGTGGTAAGGACTTGTATCTTAAAGGTATTTGCATCCAAGGTGGTGTACGTAATGCTAATCAAAGAGTATATCCTGTGAATGAAATCGGTAGAGCTGTCAACACGCTCAACGATCAAATACAAGGCGGATATAGTGTACTTGGTGAAGTAGATCATCCAGACGGACTCAACATTAACCTGGATCGTGTATCACACATGATAACTGAAATGTGGATGGACGGACCAAATGGTTACGGAAAACTTAAAGTAATTCCTACCCCGATGGGACAACTAGTAAAAACAATGCTGGAAAGCGGAGTTAAAATAGGTGTTTCATCTAGGGGTTCAGGAAATGTAAGTGAAGACGGAAGCGGAGAAGTTAGCGAGTTTGAAATTATAACTGTTGACTGTGTCGCACAACCAAGTGCTCCGGGAGCATATCCAACTCCCATTTATGAGCATTTGATGAATACAAAACATGGCTACAAGGCATTCAATATGGCTCGTGAGTTAAAACACGATGAAAAGGCACAAAAGTATCTAAAGGACTCGTTGGTAAACATTATCAGCGGGCTCAGCAATTAGGAGAAACAAAATGTTAGATGCACTGAAAAATCTCTTCGAAAACAACGCTATTTCAGAAGAAATCAGAGCAGAAATCGAAAAGGCTTGGAACGATAGGGTAAATGAAAACCGATTACAGGCGACAGCAGAGCTACGTGAAGAGTTTGCTCAAAAGTATGAGCATGACAAGCAGACAATGGTGGAAGCTATTGATAAAATGCTTGAAGACAGACTAGGCGCGGAGATTACTGAGTTTGCGGACGATCGTCATAAACTAGCTGAAGCAAGAGCAAAGTATGCAGTAGCAATGCGTGAAAACGCAGATCTATTGAAGAACTTTGTTGTTGGCCAACTAGGTAAAGAAGTAGGCGAATTGCACGAAGACCAGAAGGCTATGGCAGGTAAGTTCCAAAAACTTGAAGATTTCATTGTTGATTCTTTATCAAAAGAAATCGCAGAGTTCTACGAAGATAAAAGAGATTTGGCAGAAACAAAAGTACGTTTAGTACGTGAAGCCAAAAATCATCTAGCTAAAGTTAAAGGCAAATTCATCAAGGATGCGACTACAGTTGTAGCAGAAACAGTTGAAAAAGGTCTAAAGAAAGAGATCGGACAACTTAAAGAAGATATAGATTCAGCTCGTAAGAATGACTTTGGTAGAAAGATTTTCGAATCTTTTGCTAATGAATACTCACAGAGCTATCTAAATGAGAAGTCAGAAACTGCTAAACTACTTAAAGTTGTAGACTTGAAGGACAAGCAATTAGCAGAAGCTAAAGTTAAAGCTAGTGAACAGAAAGCACTAGTTGAATCTAAACAGCAAGAAATTGCTAAAGTAACTGATTCAGCTAAGAGAGCAGAAGTCATTGGCGAACTTATTGCTCCTTTGAATAAGAAGCAAAAAGAAATCATGACAGATTTGCTGGAATCTGTACAGACAGTTAAACTAAAGTCACAGTTTGACAAGTACATACCAAGCGTAATAGCAGGTGATAAACCAGCGAAGGACACCAAGGCGACGTTAACAGAAGGCACAGAAGTTACAGGCAATAAAGAAAATAATGACATAGATGCAGGTTCGTCTAACACAGATAATGTGATAGACATTAGAAGACTTGCAGGATTAAACTAAGGAGAAAAACATGTCAGAACTACTAGAAAGTCGCTGGCAGGATACGAAAACTGCACTTCTAGAAGGCCTCGAAGGCAATAAAAAGTCAGTTATGGGTGTTACATTAGAAAACACTCGTAAGTACTTGGCTGAGGCCGCAACAGCAGGTGCATCTAGTGCAGGCAACGTTGCTACACTAAACAGAGTGATCCTTCCAGTAATAAGAAGGGTTATGCCTACGGTTATCGCTAACGAATTAGTTGGTGTACAACCTATGACAGGCCCTGTGGGACAAATCCACACACTAAGAGTAAGATATGCTGACAGTATGGCATCATCTGCAACAGCTACTACAGCAGGCGAAGAGGCATTAAGCCCATTCAAAATTGCTGAGGGCTATTCAGGTGCTGGCGATGCGGCTACTTACAACGACAAAACAGCTAACACAACAGCTTCTTTAGAAGGTGTAGCTGGTAAGAGATTGTCAATTCAGATCTTAAAGCAAACAGTCGAAGCAAAAACCAGAAAGCTATCAGCTAGATGGACTTTTGAAGCGGCTCAAGATGCTCAAGCTCAACAAGGTATTGATATCGAAGCAGAAATTATGGCGGCATTGGCGCAAGAAATTACTGCTGAAATTGACCAAGAGATTCTTTCATCTCTACGTACTTTGGCTGGAACAGTCGAAACTTACGATCAGGCGGCGGTAAGCGGTACAGCAACTTTCGTTGGTGACGAACATGCGGCATTAGCTGTTCAAATCAACAGAGTGGCAAACTTAATTGCGGCTAGAACAAGACGTGGTGCTGGTAACTACGCAGTGGTATCACCATTTGCGTTAACATTACTACAGTCTGCTACAACTTCAGCGTTTGCAAGAACAACTGAAGGTACTTTTGAAGCTCCAACTAACACTAAAATGGTTGGTACACTTAACGGTGCGATGAAAGTATACGTAGACGCTTATGCGGCGGATAGTACAGAAGTATTGATTGGATACAAAGGTTCAAGTGAATCTGATGCTCCAGCATTCTACTGTCCATACATTCCGTTAATGTCAAGTGGCGTTGTATTAGATCCAAGCACATTTGAACCAGTAGTGTCATTTATGACAAGATATGGTTACATTGAGCTATCTAATGTGGCATCATCACTTGGTAACGCGGCTGATTACCTTGGCGCAGTAGCAATTACTAACGGCAACGTATCATTTAGCTAATACCTAAACGACGACAAATTTAAAAGGGCGGCTTATGTCGCCCTTTTTTTATGGATTTTGGTAAACAAAATACAAAAAAAGTGTTGACAAATGCTTTTTTCTCTGTTATATTGTATACATAAGCTAGAAACTTGTAGCTAGAGTTTTTAAATAGTGCAAGGAAGAGGCGTTTACCAGAGCGTCGAACTTGACTAGTTAGGGGTGGTACCCAGGCTTGGTAGTAGAAATACGCTGAGTCACATCGCTCTCCCGAGCGGAACTAGGTTCCCTGGTTATCAGAATGGCATCTGTGGCGAGGGGTTGTAGGTATAACCGAGTCCTACCTATTATTGCTTATTTTAAAAGGTGTGCAAGGAAACTTGTATACCTTTTTCCTTTTGTGATAAATACAATGTCTAAGAGAGAACCTCTAAGATGAGGACTTATGCTGTTTAACCCACAGCGTAGACCTAGAACGTCTAACATAAGGAGAAAAAAATGGGAAGACCTATTAATAAAAAGCACATTGGTGATGGAGCAGGTAAAATCCAAGTAACTGCGGTTAAATTCGCGGCTGGTGGAGAAATTACTACTGAGTCACATATTGTGTCACAACGATCAACAAGAAAATTCATCGTTACTGATGGAACTAAAACAGAAACTTGTACACTTGTTAACAAATCAATCGGCGGCTTAGGTGCTAGTGAATTCTGCATCAACGTAACTGACAGTGATGGTGTTACAAAACAAGTTACCAAGTTAATGAACAGAAAAATGCAACTTGAAGGTGCTTCTAACCATAAATGGGCTAGATCATCAACAGGTACATCTGAAGCAATTGAAAAAGTTATTTCAGGTGCTACAGCGGCAAATCCATGTGTTATTACAGCAACTGGACACGGCTTCAGCAACGGAGATAAAGTATCTATCCGTGGCGTAGTTGGAATGGTTGAGCTAAACACTGAAACTGCTTACACAGTAGCTGGTAAGACAACTAACAACTTCCAATTATCGGGTGTTAATAGTTCAGGCTTTACAGCATACGGTTCAGGTGGTGTAGTTACTAAAGCGGCGGCTGAAAGCGGCGGCATTGTAGTTGACGCACAGGCATCGTAAGATAAGATATAAATGTTGTGGGGGCAAGTTCCCCACAACAATTTAAGGAATTATAAATGTCAAAGAATTTAAATGTAAACAGCGGTAATTATACCATAAGAGTAGCAGACGGTAACACTATTACATTAGATACCGGAACTACTGGTACTACTACCCTAACCGGTAACTTGACTGTTTCTGGTACCACTACTACAGTAAATTCTTCTAATCTAGCACTAAAAGATAATATCATAAAAATTAATGATGGCGAAACAGGAAGTGGAATAACATTAAACACAGCTGGATTACAATTTGATAGAGGAACACAACAAGATGCGTTGTTCTTATTTGATGAACAAACATCACATAACGATCCTGTAACACAAACTGTAAGAGCAGGTACTTTTACGTTTAAAGATAACGCAGGTGCCATTAGAGGAATACTTACAAACAGTATAACAACTGGCGGCGGAGATTTATATCTCATAAACAGCGGTACTGGAGTAATCAATGTTAGTGGAACAAACAATTACGAAACACAAGTAACAGCAGATGATGATATTCCAAACAAGAAATATGTAGATGATGCTATTACAACAGGTATTCAAACTATCCAAATTACATCTGTAGCTAGAGGAAACACAGCAGTAAATCTTTTTGATGATAGTTTAGATGACAGCATTAGTGCTATTAGATTTACAGTAGACGGAAACGAAAGAGTCTTAATTAAAAATGATTCTACAGAAATTGAAAATGTTAGTTTTCAAGATAATTTAATTACAACAACATCTAGTGGAGCAGATCTTACTTTGAGTAGTAATGGTAGTCCATTTGTTAAAATTGACGGCTTACTTAGGTTACCTATACAAGACGATAGTTCAGCGGTAACTTATTCACCAACTCATGTTGCTGTATATGCTAAAGATCCTGATAAAGGAAAGACAGGAGTTTGGTACAAAAACAAGTACGATCATGAGGATGAATTGATAAGTACTAATAGATCACTACTTTATAGTATGTTATTTTAAGGAAAGAATATGGCGATTGTAAATAAACAAATAGGTTTAACAGATACAATAATTCATACAGTACCTAATGGAAGCAGACACGCAATTACTACTTTGCTTATCTGTAATAAGGCGGCGGTAGATACAGGAGGATCAAATGATACTTCTGTGGACCTACATCTTATACCAAACGGACAAGCAAAAGGTAATGCTGACCCAAACGCTAACCAAATTTTGAATGATTTGGTAATAGCAGGAGCAGACACTTTTACTTTTGATACTGAAAAAATTGTTCTTGAAGGAGGAGATAAAATTGTTGCTGTAAGTCAATCTCCGGCTAACCTAATTGCTACAGTAAGTTATTTGGAAGTGTAATGAGATTTATTAAAGCACAAAGAACATCTCGAGGAATCAATGCCGATACAAAAGGCTTCAATATTGATGCTTTAGGATTGGCCACAGTTAATACTGACAAAGCAATTATTCCACCCAAAGGTGATCAAAATTCTAGACCTTTTACACCTGTAGAAGGAATGTTAAGATATAACACTGATGTTACAAATTTTGAAGTATATCAAAATAGTGCTTGGAAACCTATTAGATTCAAAGAACCTATTACTATTACACAACAAAACCTAGGTAACGGTAACGGAACAGAAACAACATTTGGCCCGTTAAATTCAGGAGATAGTTTTTATCCTGTACCTATTTCAGAAAATAATATACTAGTTACTATTGAAAACGTTTTTCAATTAGCAACAACAAACTACACTCTAGTACAAAATCCATCTTCAGGACCAGGTGCTCCATATGCCGCAGGTTGGTACCTTGTGTTTGGTACTCCTGTACCTACAGGAAAGCCAGTACAAGTGCTACATAACTTCGACAAGTAATACAATAAATACACTTGTTAATTCGAGGGAAATAATATGGTACAAGTAGCCCGTATAGCTGGTCAGCTTTTACAAGACAACTTACAACGTGAACTTGCCGATTTGGCATTTGACACTGATCTATTGGTTGTAAAAAGAGATAATACTCTTGGAATTAATACAACAACAACTCCTAGAAATTTAACAATTAACGGTACAATGCGTACAGCATCTGGAACATCGGATCCAGATATTATATTTGGTAACAGTTTAAGTGTAGGAAATTTAACATTAGCTACTACGGGTATATCAACACCAAGTGGCAATGTAGAACTAAAATCAACGCATCCATCAGGATATATTAAAACAAACGGAATAGGTAGTTATAACTTTGCTGTTAGAGATGACGGAATTAAAGCATTACAAACCAATGGTGGTGTAGGATTAAGATCAGAAGTTTATGACGGACAAACAGCAGTATGGAATGCCAATGGCAATTATGGAAACTATTGGTACCCAGGTCCAATTAATTCTGCTAGTTCACTACCAAACGATGGCACAAGGTTATACGATATCGCAGACTCTATTAGATTAAGAGGAGCTCCATTTACAGCAGAAGAACTTGAAGTATTTGACTGGGACAATGACGGAGATATTCAAGCTGATGATGTTTTAAAAACTGGCACATTAAATACAGCATATTCTAGTGGAACAGCATTTCCTGCTTCAAGAACACTTGCCGATCATCCTAGACCTGACAAATTAAAAGCATATATAGAATCTGTATTACCTAGAAGTGCTCCTAGAAAATTACAACTTACAACTGGTGGAACACTTACAGTAACAGGTAACGTACATGCTACTGGCAATATTACATACGGTGGTACAAGTATTACTATTGGTGATGATTCAACAGATACAGCTAAATTTTTTAGTGACTTTCATAATGATATAGAACCAGATCAAGATAATGTTTTTCATATAGGAAAAGATGATGACAGTACTGGTGGAGCAAAGAGATTTAGAATTAATGTTAATACGTTGGTTGCAGACACAGTACAAGCGAACGGATTGATTTATCAAGGAATTGAAGTTTCTAAAAACGTTGGACTTATTTTTGTATCTAATGGTAATGGTAAAGATACCAATGAAGGAACAAGTCCAGGAGGACCTTTTGCTACAATCACTAAAGCGTTAAGCATAGCAAATGAAAATTCAATAATTTATATCTATCCTGGAACGTACCAAGAAGCATTTCCAATGACAGTTCCAAGAGGAGTAACGATCCAAGGTGATAATATTAAAAATGTAGAAATTATTCCTACATCTGCTACACAAAGCAATGACTGTTTTAAACTCAATGCTGATGCTACAATAGAAAATATTACAATAAAAGATTTTTATTATGATTCAGGAAATGATAAAGGATACGCTTTTAGACTAGCAGACAATTATACAATAGGTATTATTAATCAAGAAATAGGTAGATCTCCTTACATTAGAAATTGTACAGTGATTACAAAAGGTACTACAACATCCGCATCAGATCCTAGAGGATATGCTAGTGGTGACGCTGGTAGAGGAGCAATGATAGACGGTGGAGTTGTACAACAAACAAGTAGGTCAGCTAGTATGTTATTCCACGCTGTAACCTTTATTACGCCAGGAGTTACAGGACTTGTAGCTAAAAGTGGAGTAAGAGTTGAATGGTTAAACAGCTTTACATATTTTGCTGAAACAGGACTAAAATTAGAACAAGGCTCAGGAAGACTACAAGCTGATAATACAACTGCTTATGGTTGTGAACTTAGAAGTATTGCTAGTGCTAACGTATATGGTAACAAAGGATTAGTAGCAGACGGTGCCGCTAATCTTGCGTATTTGATAAATCATAATTTTGCGTACATAGGAGCAGGAAAAAATGTCACTAATGATAATACACTTACTATACAAGCTAATGAGGTTATTACGACAAATAATGCTAAAGCGTATTACACAACACAAGATCAAAGAGGAAATTATAGAGTAGGAAATAACTTTTTAGTTGACTTAGAAAATGGTAGAACAAGTTTTGATATTGAAAGTATATTTGCTTCTAATTCTACAGTAAGAATAAAAGACGATAACGGAACAGTAACATTGTCACCAGGTCAGATAGCAATGGATAATATATACATCCAAGGAAACACAATCGAAGCTACAAGGTCAGCTTTAGATTTTAATAGTACTGGTACAATTCAATTTCAAGACAATGTAACAATGCCGAGTACTACTATGACAGGTAATTTTACTATAGGTGGATCTTTAAATACAATTGGTAATTCACCAAGCGATACAGTTGACTTTAATACTCCTATTAGCCAAGCATTTATACCAGGAGATACCGAAGGTCAAAAATTAGGTACACCTACAAATAGATGGGCCGAATCAAACACGGTATCTGCTAATATAAACACTATAACAATTGGAACAGGACAGATTAGCACAAATGAAACTAATGCTGATTTAAATTTACAAAGCACAGGTACAGGAAAAATTAAATTTGATAATGTTAGATTCAAAAGCAATATAGTTGATTCAAGCACAGGTGATCTTGTTTTTAAACCAACCACTGAATTAAAGATTGATGCTACAGGTGAACTTAGATTACCAAAAGGAGAAACAGCCCAACGTCCTTCCACACAAGGTGGAGTAAGATTTAACACAAATTTCAACGGCTTTGAAGGAACATCCGTAAGCGGATCTGTTAGCTTACAAGGTATATATGATTCAGACAGAGATACTTATTTAGATTTGTCAAACAATCAATTTAATTTTGTAACAGCAGGACAAACTAATCATACTCTTAACGGAACGTTACTTGAAAGTAAAGGATTTAGTTCAGATCATAAATTATCTATAGATGGAAATGTTGTGTCTACTGATCAACAAGATGGAACATTCCAACTTAAATCTAACGGCACAGGTAAAACAGTTATTGGCGATTTACAATTTCAAGAAAGTAATTTGTTTAACGATTCAAACAGTAATTTTATTTTTAATTTAACAAATAATAACAATCAAGCATATCTAAAATTTGATAATGTTAACGGATTAATTCCTCCATCAGGAAATACTGCCCAACGTCCAACAAGTCCAGAAGTTGGTAATACTAGATATAATCTACAACTAGAAAGAGTAGAAACTTGGAACGGAACTAGCTGGATAAATGCCGCAGGAGAGGTTGAAAGTATACTTTCCGGTGACGTTGAAGAATTAGCCTATTTATTCAACCTTATCTTAGATTAATTACATAATTCACATAAATAAGTATAATGCAACAATAGCAGGCCAAGCTGTTGCAGTACAAACTGTGGTTAGCCGGCAAAGAGCAAATGCTGAGAATCGGGCTAGTGGGACAGGATCCCCGTATTGAGGAGTAGACATGGCAATCGGTCGCATATCCGGTCAGCTCTTGAAGTCAAATCTAACGCGAAATGGCGTAGATTTAGCTTTTGAGACAGACCTTTTATACTTAGATGTAACAAATCGCAGGATCGGCGTAAAGACAACATCACCTCAATATCCATTAGACATTCAAGGCGTAGCAAGAGTTACAGATCTTGAAATTACAAATAACACATTCCAAGTAGGTAATATTACACTTGACGGTTCGTCAAACACAATTTCTACTTCGGCACAAGAATTTAACATCGCAACAGCTGATAATACTATTGTAGGAAATAGAGTATTAGTTGGTGACTTAGAAATTAATAACAACTTCATTGAAAATACAAACACAAACAGCGACTTGTTTATTAGAGCTAACGGTACAGGTACTGTTAATATAATTGGTAATACACAAGTAAATGGTAATTTACATGCTACTGGAAATATTTCAGCAGATGGAAATATTACACTTGGAGATGCTGATACAGATAGTATTTTCCTTAACGCAGATATTGCTAGTGATATTATGCCTGATGCTGACAACACTTATGATATAGGTAAAGCTGGTAAACGTTGGGCAACTGGTAGATTTGCTAACGTGACTACTAACACATTAACAACAAACGATCTTGACTTTGGAAGTATAGACTTAATTTCTGTACCAGGAAATATAATTTATGTTGCGGCAAATGGTAGTGATACTGCTACAGGAACTCATCCGCAAGATCCTGTTTTAACAATTTCGAAAGCATTACAACTTGCTTCACTAGGTGATACAGTATACATTTACCCTGGACAGTTCCAAGAAGCATTTCCTTTAAACGTTCCTTTAGGAGTAACTGTAAGAGGACATAGTTTAAGATCAGTAGAAGTATCTCCTACAAGCGGAACGCAAAGTAATGATGCTTTTGTATTACAAGGTGATTCAGCTGTTGAAGATTTAACGATAAAAGATTTTTATTATAATTCAGGAAATGATACAGGTTACGGTTTTAAATTTGCTAGTAATTTTAGAGTATATTTAAGATCTCCTTATGTGAGAAACGTAACTGTAATTACAAAAGGTACAACTACTTCAAATACAGATCCAAGAGGATTTGCCGCAGGTGACGCAGGAAGAGGTGCGTTAGTAGATGGTAGCGTAGCCAATGCTGATTCAAGAGAAGCTTCTATGTTGTTTCATGCTGTGACTTTTATTACTCCAGGGCAAACAGGATTAAAAATTACAAACGGCTCAAGAGTAGAATGGTTAAACTGTTTTACATACTTTGCTGACAAAGGTATACATATTGTAGACGGTGCGGCAGGGTTAAAAGGTGATGGAAAAACAAAAATAAAATATAGTGGAATAAGTGGATCGGCTCCAGGAGCAGGTAACACTATTACTTTATTCAATGCGGCTGGTACACAGTTAGCAACAGCTACTATAGAATCTGTATCAACTAATGAAGTGATTATCGATGGCAAGCCTACTGGATTTATTACACCTCTAAGTAGAGCAAAGAAAACTATAACAGCAATTGGAAATGCTCAAATAGTTACAACAGGTGCTATTAAGTTTGGCACAGGTATGGGATTACTAGACGGTACTGGAGATAGATTTAGCATTACAACTTCGTCAGACTTTGGGTTTGGAACTGGAGACTTTGATGTTGAATCATGGATTTACATTTCAGATGATACAGGAACAGAAACATTATTCGACTTTAGAGCAGGAAGTGATACAGATAACGGACTACATGTTTACTTTGTTGATAGAAAACCAAAAGTATATATTGGTAACACAGAGATATTAGCACCAAATGTAACTCTTACAAACACAACTTTTTATCATGTAAGTGTAACAAGAGTTGGTACAACAATAAGTTTATTCATAGATGGATTATTACAACAAAATACTACTAACAGTACAGACTTAGGAACTACAAAACCTTTAATTATTGGATCTAAGTTTGATGGTAGCTCAAGTGATTGGCAAGGTAGAGTCGACGATATAAGAATTAGAAAAGGCACAGGGGTAAGTTCAGCGCCTGGCTCAGCTCCAACTGCGGCAAAAGTTGTTGATCAATATACAGTTTTAAAACTAGACTTTGACGGAGATAACGGTAGCCAGTCTATTGTAGATAATGATACATTTATTCAAGATATAAGATTTAATAATGGTGCTACAGCAACAGCATTAACTTTAATTGATCAGTCCGACTTTGGAGGAGAAATTAGATCAATTGCTAGTGCAAGTGTTTACGGAAATTATGGACTATATGGTGACGGACCAGGATGTATTGTTTATGCGATTGGAATGAATTTAGCTTACATTGGTACAGGTAAAGACGTAACAAATGATACAACACAGGTCATACAAGCTAACGAAGTTACAGCATTAAACGGAGCAAACATTTATTTTAGTACAGTTGATCACAAAGGTGACTTTAGAGTTGGAGATTTATTTAGAGTCAATCAGTCAACAGGTGAAGTTACATTTACAAACGCAGAATTTTTATTTAATAATAACCAAGGTATTACTTTTACTGACGGAGTAAACACTACAATTATTGACGGAACTAAAGTAGAATCTGGTGCTATAAGAATTACTGGCAATACAATATCAAGTACAAGTGGTGACATAAATTTAAACAGTTCGTCAGGAACTATCAACTTATTAGACAATGTTGCTATAACAGGAAATTTAGATGTTACTGGAAATGTTTCCGTTGGTGGAAACATAACATTAGGTGACGAAGCTACTGATACAATAGATATCCAAGCTAGAATAGCTAGTGATATTGTACCAAGTGTAGATAATACTTACAAATTAGGAACTAACTTATTAGCTTGGTCCGAATTAAATGTAGGTAAAGTTGTTGTTGACGATATTACAATAGATAACGACACAATCCAATCTACAGGAAGTGATGGAAGTATTAATCTTGTTCCAAACGGATCAGGAAAAGTTGTTATTGATAATTTAAAATTTGATTCTAATATTATTTCTAATGATGGCGGAGATATTGTTTTAGATCCTAGCAGTGAATCTGTACAGATTGACAGTACAGGAGCACTGGTTTTACCTAAAGGAACAACAGCTCAAAGACCAGGATCTGCTATTACTGGAATGATAAGATACAATACAGACACAAACGTCTTTGAAGCATATGACGGACAGTGGACTGAACTAGGTGGTGTATATGACGATGATAGAGATACTTATATTACACCAGAATTAACACCTGGTGCTGATGACGATACAATACGCTTTTATGCTGGTGGATCTGTTGTAGCAGACGTAACAGCTAATAGATTTGATATTAAAAAATTAGAAGTAGATGATATATCTGTCTCAGGAAATACTCTACAAACTATTACAACCAATCAAAACTTGGTTCTGACAGCCAATGGTGGGGGTTATGTATCCATAGAAAACTTCAGTTTTAATGGAAATCAGATAACTAATACTATAGACGGTGCTGTTACTACACTGAAACAGACAGGTACTGGATATTTTAAAATTGACGGTACTGGTGGATTTGTGATACCTGTAGGCACAAACGCTAATAGACATCCAACTCCTGTAACAGGAATGATGAGATATAATAGTGTTGCTGACAGAGTTGAAATATATGACATCGGTGGTAACTGGGTATCAGTTGCTGGTTCAACTGGTGCTGTTTCGTTTAATGATGCGGAGGAAATAGCTATCAAACTTGCTTTGACAATTTAGGATAAAAAGATATGGCAACAAATTTTAGAAATATAGTAGGAAAAGAAATAGGAACGCAGAGGGTAGCGGTATATACTACACCTTCAGCGACTAGTACTACAATTATAGGAATGAATATAGCAAACTTAACTGATTCAATGGTAAGTTGTACACTTGAATTAGGTGATGAAGCAAGTTCAATAGGAACATTAATAAGGAATATGCCCATAGCACCAAACACGGCAATGAAACCAATAGGCAAAGGTGAAAAAATTGTTATGGACGCAAATAATGTTTTATATGTAACCGCTGATCAGACAGCATCAATTGATGTTATCCTCAGCATAGTGGAGATAGTGTAATGGCTGATACATTTTTAGGACAAAGCATTACTGATATGGTTGCCCAACTAGATCAGAGATATTTTTATGGATTAAGAAGGACTGCTGACGGAGAATTATTTATTGCCAAAGTTGATCAACTTCAAGCAAACGACAGTATTACTATTAACAAAGAAGGTGATCCGGCACAAAATTATGAGGATTTCGAACAAGGGCAAGATTTTTACGAAGGAAAAAATGTAAATCATGAAGTGGTATACACAAATCTAAATTATGAACAATTTAGATGGGATAACAGAAATATTAATTATTACGTAGACGATGGTGGTAATCTTGTTGCTAGAATTAACGAAGGGTATACTTACCCTACAGGAGTATAATAAATACATAAAAGGTTGAGAAAATGGCAGATTTTAAGTTAAGTAGAATTAGATTTAATTGGAAGGGTAACTGGTCCGGCGGTGCTGATTATATCGTAGATGATATGATCCATTACAATGGATATACCTATGTAGCACTAAGAACACATACTTCAGCAGATTTTTATAATGATCTAGCAGGAACAGATAAAACACCCGCTCAACCAAAATGGAAAAAACAATCAGAAGGCGTCAGCTGGAAAAAAGATTGGAGTACAAGTACACTTTACTCTGTAGGAAATATTGTAAAATACGGTGCGTCAGTTTATCAATGTACTGAATCACATACTTCATCTGGTACACTAGCATCAGGTACAGACGGACTTGTTGCTGATATAACAAAATGGACATTAGTTGCTGTTTCGTCAGCTGATTGGAAATACAACTGGACAGTAAGCACACTATATAGAATTAATGACCTTGTTAGATACAACGGTAAAGTTTACAAATGTACAGCCCAGCACGTATCTGCTGTAACTATATTACTAGGACTAGAAGCAGACCAAGCTAAATGGACAGTATTATCAGACTCGGATACTTGGAGAGCAACTTGGGCAATTGGAACAAGATATAAAGTTAATGATATTGTTAAGTATGGTGGTATTGTATATAAATGTATCACAGGACATACTTCAGCAGACAATACTGCTTTAGGCCTAGAAGAAGATCAAGCTAAATGGGAAATACAAATTTCCGGAATTGAATACAAAAGTTTATGGACCGGCGAAGTACGTTATAAAGTAAATGACATAGTCAAGCGTGGCGGAAACTTAATGAAATGTATTGTTGGTCATACAGCAACTGCAGGTGATAACGGATTTCAAACAGATTATGCTACAAGTAAGTGGAGCATATATCTTCCAGGAACTGAATACGATAGTGTTTGGGATAATGGTGTTTATTATCAGTCAGGTGACCTAGTTCTTTATGGCGGATATATTTACAAAGCAGTAACTTTTAACACAAATAAACCACCAAGCCAATACACTGGTGACTGGAACTTAACTTTTGAAGGATACAAATTTAGAGGTGACTGGAACCTAGCAGGATCAGAAGATAGTGCTGATATTAATTACTTAACTGGTGATATTGTTAGACTTACAGGTACTTTATATATTGCTATTCAAGACAGCACAAACTTACAACCAGACCAGTGGCCAACATATTGGGAAAAACTTGTAGATGGTAGAAACTTTAGAAACTTCTGGGAAGATAACACAGAATATTATCAAGGCGATATTGTAACTTGGGCTGGTACAGCGTATGTTTCACTCAAATATCATCGTTCAACTGAATCAGCATCTAGACCAGATCTTGATGTAGAACAACCAGATAACGATTACTGGAAGTTAATGATTCTAGGTAATAGAACAAACAAACTTGCGAGAAAAGGTGATCTTAAGACATTTGAAGATCAAGATTCTACAGCAATTGACACACAAAGATTAGCTATTGGGCAAGACGGTGCCGCTTTAATTTCAACAGGTACAATGCCTGCTTGGGACTTAATTGATTTAGCAAACAATGTTTATTATGTATCTACTGATGGAATAGATGATCCAGATAGAGGTGGAACATTAAACGCACCATTTAGAACAGTGAGATACGCTACACAATATCTATTTTTAGACGAAGTGAATAGAGTAGGCACTGGAGCAACTATATCAGTTGCGGCAGGAGATTACAAAGAAGTACTGCCAATTAGCTTACCAGCAAAGGTAGCGTTAGTTGGAGCAGAACTAAGATCAACAAGTATTAGTCCAGCCCTTAACGGAATAGATGTTGTTTTAGGACCAAGAAATGCTAAAGGCGAACAGACAGCTTTAACAATTCCTACATTGAACGAAAGAAACGATATGTTCTATGTAAGAAATAGTTGTGGTATAAGAAGACTTACTTTAAGAGGATTGACTGGCGTATTAAGTGTAGCAAATACTTACGGAACAAAACGCCCATCAGGTGGAGCATTTGTTTCTTTAGATCCAGGTACAGGTTCTTCAGATACTGATGTTTGGATTGCTAGTAAGTCAAAAGCATACTATACACCTTCTACTGCTACATACAATCCAGCAGACGGTGTGTTTACAATGACATTACCTACACAACAATATACTGTTACAGATGCTACATATGATCCAAAGTCAGGAGTAATGGTAGCTACAATAGGAAATCACACACTAGACGTAGGAGAAACAATTAGAATAGCTACAGAAAGTGTTTCATTTACATGTTCTAAAGACAATTATACTTCAGTTCATGCTTATCCAAGAATAAGTGATCCAGCGGCTGGAGCAGACATAAGAATATTTGATAAATCTGCTACAACTATTTCAGTAAATGTTGGTAAGAGTAAAGATACAGATCAATATACACATAAATTTTCAAGTGCTACTAACAACGGTATAACTTGGAATCATAATTTAAAAGTTGGTAATTCAATAGCGATTGCCGGCAATGCTTTTACTTTTACTTGTACAATGGACGGAAACACAGCACAGAAAACATATCCAAGAGTAACAGACCCTGCTTACAATCAAAAATTAGCAATTACAGCGGTAACAACTACATCGTTCACAGTGAATGTAGGAAAGTCTAGTGCTAGTGATCAATATGCTCATACTTTTGTATCAGTTAATCCAGAATCAGTTAGCTTTGAAAGAATATCTGCGGGACGTTCACCTTACATTCAAGGTGTAACAACTATTGGAGATAATTGTGTTGGAATGAAAATTGACGGAGCATTACATAACGGCGGAAACAGATCAATCGTTGCTAACGACTTTACACAGGTATTAAGTGATGGAATTGGATACTGGGCAACAAATCTAGGACGTTCAGAGCTAGTGTCTGTGTTTACATATTACGCACACATAGGTTACCTTGCTGAAAACGGCGGAATAATGAGAGCTACAAACGGAAACAACTCTTACGGAGACTTTGGTTCAGTAGCAGAAGGATTTGATGCTAACGAAACACCACAAACTGCGACAGTAAACAACAGGGCAACGGAAGCACAAGTTGATAATATCTTTACAGATGGTTCACAAGTACTTGCCTTAGAATATACTAACGCAGGAGAAACATATAGCAACGCAACAGCGGCATTTACACAAGTTGCTGGAACAGGATTATCTGTATATTGGGAAGAATTTAGACAAGGAGCTGTTAACAAGATTGAATTAGAACTACCTGATGATAGTACAAACATTGGTGGTAGAGGATTTCAATTTGCTACAAACAATGCCCAAGCAGGAGATTTAACAAGTATTACATTATCTGCTTCAGAGTCAAGAACAGCATCGCAAATAAACGGTTCAAGAATAGTTATTACAGAAGGTCCAGGAGGCGGACAATATGGTTATATTGTAAATTATAATGCGTCAACAAAAGTAGCACAGGTTTATAAAGACAGTACAGGTACACCAGGATTTGATAATTTACTTGCTGGTAAAGTTAATGCTACAGCATTAGGAGCAACAACAGTATATGCTATAGAACCAAGAGTGACTGTGTCAGCACCAACATTTACTGTTTCAAACAACAGTATTCAAGCAGGTGCTCCAGACGTAGGTTACAGTGATACTTTAGGACTTTGGTATTACGGAATAACTGGTACTGATGATTTTTATACATCAGCAGATGGAAGTGTTTGGACACAAAGACCAACATCGGGTAGTAATATTACAGCAAAAAATTACACAGCATTTTCTAAGTCAGGTCCAATATTAGCGGCCGTGGCAAATGCTACCAATCAATTAGTATTTTCAAATGATGGAGCAACATTTGATACTTCAACATTACCAGCAACAAACAATTGGTCAAGAGTACAAATAGGCGGACTTAATGATGATGTAATTATGGCGACTGGAAATAACAATTCAGATATTTACGTTGGATCATTAGTTACAGCAAGTGATAGTACTGTCGTAACAGGAACTTGGTCAACCAAAGCACTTGGAACAGGAAATAAAAATTGGGTAGGATTGGCTTACGGAGCAGGCAAATGGATTGCTATTGCTACTGACGGAACAACAGTTACATCAGCTGATAACGGAGTATCATGGAGTTCAGGAACAGCAGTAACACCAGGTGGATCAGAAGAATATACTGATTTAGTTTTTGGTAATAATGCTTGGGTAGCATCTATGAAAAATTCAGATAGAGTTATATACAGCGCCGACGGATCAAACTGGTACGATGCGGCATTACTAGGAGACTCTACAGCTAACGCATGGAAAGTTGGTTACACTCAAGGAGCTTTTGTTTGTGTAAATGAAAATGGAAATGCTTTAGAATCAGGTGACGCACATAACTGGAATGTCATTACAACAGTAAACAATTTGACAGCTATAGTAGGTGGCGTTGCTTCTAATACTCCGACTTGGATAGGTGTAAGACAAAGCACAGGCACAGGAAATATTATTACGGGTGGTAAGAAAGCATTCGCAAGAGCTGTAGTTGCTACAAATAAAATTAGTCAGTTCTTACTATATGAAGTAGGTAGTGGATATGATACTTCAAGTCCTCCTACAGTAACAGTTTATGATCCAGAAGAAACAGGAGAACCTTATTATACAGTTACAGTAAGAAATGGCGTTATAGGACAACCTACTTTTTACAATAGAGGAACTGGATATGCGACAGCAGTTATAGCAATCACTGGTAACGGTTATGCTGAAGCAAAACAAACAGGAAATTCAATGGTAATTACTGGAATAGATCTTGTTCCAGGACCAGGAGCAAACGTTGTGTTTACAGGAGATGCGACAGTTTACAGATTAGTTAAAGTAACTAAGACAGAAGGATCTGCTCCTAATAGACAAATTACATTCCAAATATCTCCAATACTTACAAGAGCAACAGCACCATTACATGGTGTAACAGCTACTATAAGAGAAAGATATTCACAATGTAGATTAACAGGACACGACTTCCTAGATATTGGTACAGGTAACTTTGCTAATACAAATTATCCAGCACTTTATATCGCTGGACAAACCAGTGTAAACGAAACTGAACAAGCAAATGAAGTACGTGAAGCCAATGGTGGTAGGGTGTTCTACACAAGTACAGACCAAGATGGTAACTATAGGGTAGGTGAACTATTTAAAGTTTCACAGGCACAAGGTGGTGTGACTCTAAGTGCTGACTTCTTTAACTTGGAAGGTTTAGACGAAATTAGATTAGGTGGTATTAGTGTAGGTGGTACACAAGCTGTTATTAGAGAATTTTCTACAGAAACTACTTTTGTAGCAAATAGTAACAATATTATACCAACAGAAAAAGCACTGAAATCATATATTGAGAATAGATTTACAGGAGGTGGATCTAATCTGTTTACAAACGCACTTACAGCGGGACAGATTAAGCTAGAATCAAGGACTATATCCAACACAGCTGGATCAAATAATCCAAATGCGATGGCAACAATTTCACCTAACTTTGAAATTAGGGGGTCGTTAGGCGGAGGACTAGCGGCACTTAATATGTTCTTTTCATCAAGAACTGAAAGAGATGACTTTAACGGATAATGATAAATATGTATAATACCAAGAACGGAGCAAAAAATGGCAGAATTTAAACTAGGTAGAATTAGATTTATCTGGAAAGACAACTGGGTAGCTTCTACTGCATATCTAAAAGATGACGTAATTAGATATGGTGGAAGAACTTATGTTTGTGTTACTGGACATACAGCAGGTTCTAATTTCTACACTGATATATCAAACTGGAACAATTTCAGTGACGGTACTCAATGGAAAAGTGATTGGAGTGCGGCAACATTTTACAAAATTAATGACATCGTAAGATACGGTGGTATCATTTACATTTGTAACAGTGGACACACAGCACAATCAACACTAGAAGCTGATCAATCAAAATGGGATCAGTTTGCTACATCAATTGACTGGAAAGATAATTGGGTAGCTGGAACAGTTTATAAAGCAAACGACTTGGTAAAATATGGTGGAAACATTTACATTTGTAACACTGGTCATACTGCCGCGGCCACTAATGCACTTGGACTTGAAGCTGATATTTTAAAATGGGACCTATTCTCCGAAGGTCAAGATTGGAAACAGAACTGGGCTATAAACACAAGATATAAAATTAACGATATTGTAAAATATGGTGGAACTTTATATGTTTGTAATACAGGACATACTTCAAATGCATCTGCGGCAAGCGGACTTGAAGCCGATCAAGCAAAATGGGATTATTTAAATAAAGGAATTGAATATTTAGGTGAGTGGGCAAATAGTTATAGATACAAAATTAATGATGTTGTATTATATGGTGCTACTCTTTGGATTTGTACAACACAACATACTTCAGTTGTTACAAATGCAGATTCACAACTAGGTACACTTCAAGCAGATATTACAAACTGGGAAAAATTTGTTCCTGGATTGGAATTTGAAAATACATGGCAAGGTGATGAAAGATATCAACCAGGTGACTTTGTAACTTATGGTGGTAATCAATACGTAGCAAATCAAAATGTATACGGTGATGTTCCTCCAGCAAGTGCTAAATGGGATCTTGTAACATCAGGATTTAATTTAAGAGGCGACTGGGGAGATGACTCAACAAACCAAGAATACAAAGTTGGTGATGTTGTAAGACTAGGTGGTTATACTTATCTTGCTACAGCTAACAGTACAGGACAACGTCCACCCAACGCAACTTATTGGTCAAGATTAAACCAAGGTATTGAGTGGAAAAATACTTGGACTACAGCTACATTATATGATTTAGGTGATGCTGTCCGTTACGGATTAATCAGTTATGTTTGTGTACAAGCACATACTTCTGATACAGCAAAAAGACCAGACAACGACTCAGCAGGTGCTTTTTGGAATAACCTAGCGTCAGGTGCTGAGGAAAGCACAATTACAACACAAGGTGACTTATTATACTTTGGTGGATCAGGTCCAACTAGATTACCAATTGGAGCAGACGGTCAAGTATTAAGTGTATCAAGCGGTGGCATTCCAGAGTGGAAAGACTTTGGTGCTGTACCAGATGTATTTTATGTTTCAACAGGAGTTGGTACAGATAATCCTACTCCAACAAACGGAACTACATTAGATAGACCTTGGAAAACAATTAGATACGCATGTGATCAAATTGAAAAAGGTGCTAAGAATCCTAATGCTGTAGGATTGCTAGAAAAGAATAGAATGTTTATAGCATACGAAACTGCTAAATGGGCTAAGAGACAAATTATTACTCAAACAAGTCCGTTCTTTATTGGATTTGCTTTTGATGAAGCCAAGTTCCAAAGACTAGCAGGATTTGCTTTAGATGCGATAACAGTTGATTTAAGAAGAGGCGGAAACGTAGAAACACGTAGAGCCGGACAGGCAATGAAAGACAACATAAGTGGCGATTTCTTTGATACAGGATCAGAAACACAAAACGTTGCGGCATTGAATCATGTTATTTCTTTATGTAGTGATGTTATTACAAGTGCTACACCATCCGCTGATTATCAAGCATTAGATGGAATAGCAGAAGCTGATAGATATTTACAAACAAAAGATGCTACATTGACTGCAGAGTCAACTGCTTTATCTACATTAACAACAAATATGGCAGTAATTACTAGTTCTATTACACTTGGAGCAGGTTATGCTCTTCCAACGGAAGTAAAACTACACAAAGTATTACTTGTAAAAACAGGTACTTACAAAGAAGTTCTTCCAATTAGGGTTCCAGAAAGAGTTGCTATAGTTGGAGACGAATTACGTTCAACTAGAGTAGAACCAGCAGGACAATTAACTAATTCGGGTGATACTACGTATTCATTAGCTGGTATTCTTCATATGAAGAGTATACTAGATGATATCATTGAAGGTACTGCTATTACACGTCAAACAGGAAATACACTTACACAAGATGTATCAAAACCAAATAGTACTTCAGCTGTATCAGCTATTGTAACAGAATTATCACAAGAATTATATGATAAAATTGATTATGAAGTAAACGGTGCGTCAGGTGATTCTACTGCTCCTACTATTAGAGGATCAAATACAAGAGTAGATGACCAAGATAAATTTGCTGGTGTAAGAGCTATAATGATGAATAAAGATTTTATAGCAAGAGATGTTACAAAATATATTGCTGTAAACTATCCTTCATATACTTTTGATACTGCTCAATGTGAGTCAGATGTTAAAAACTACTTGGATGGATTTATATTTGATTTAACATTTAGTTACAGCGAAGCTTCAAACTACGCTACAATCTATAACGGATTATATTATGGAAACAGCGTAAATGGATCTTTATTGGAAAACATGTATCTATTAAGAGATGCTACAGGTATTAGAAACCAAACACTAGGTGGATTAAGCGGAACATTAGGATCAGCAAACGCATATGGAACTAAACGTCCAACAGCAGGAGCATATTGTTCATTAGATCCAGGATGGGGACCAGACGATACAAGAGTTTGGATTCAAACAAGATCTCCATATGTACAAGGTGTAACAAACTTTGGTACAGCATGTATTGGATTAAAGATTGATGGTGATTTACATAATGGTGGTAACGATTCAATTGTTGCTAACGACTTTACACAGGTGTTAAGTGATGGTATCGGAGCTTGGGTTACAAACTTAGGTAGAGCAGAACTTGTTTCTGTGTTCTCATACTATGGACACATTGGTTATCTATCAGAAAACGGCGGTAAGATACGTGGTACTAACGGAAACTGTTCATACGGTGACTTTGGTGCTGTATCAGAAGGCGTTGACGGAAGTGAAACTCCAATTACAGGTGGTGTGAATAATAGAAGACTTGAAGCACAAGTTGGTAGAGCTTTAACTGATGGAAGTGCTATTATACATTTTGAATACACTAACGCAGGTAACAACTATACCAATGCTACTTACACAATCAGTGGTGCTGGATATGGTGCTGTTATAGCAAATGCTAACGCTGTAAACAATGGTATATTTGAAGTCAGACTTAGAAATCCAGACGATGGATCTACTTATAATACAACAGATGTTGATAACGACGGTTCATTAAATGATCCGGATGTTATTGGTGGTAGAGGTTATGTATCAAGTGAGAATACAGCACAGGGCGGTAACGCAACAACTATTATCCTTTCAAACACTGAAACAGCTAACACATCTAAATATGTTGGCATGAGAGTTGTAATTACAGCGGGAACTGGTGCTGGACAATACGCACAAATTACTGCATACAATCCAGGAACGAAAGTTGCCAACGTTGCTAAAGAATCAGATGGAACAGCTGGATGGGATACATGGCACTATTCAAATGGTATTCAATCTACTTTAGATGCTACAACAACTTATTCAATAGAGCCAAGATGTATAATTTCCGGCGGTGGAGGAACTGGAGCTCAGGTTAGAGCACAAGTTTCCAACGGTAGAATTACACAGTTTTATATTGTAAATCCAGGAAGCGGATATACAAGTGGTCCATCAATGTTAATTGTTGATAACAATGAAACTATTGAAGCACCATTTGAAATTAGAATTGGTAACGGAGTATTAACACAACCTACATGGACTAGTAGAGGTATTGACTTTGAAACAGCAGGTGCTACCTTAGTAGGTGACGGTTATGGAGATATATTCCAATCCAAGAACTTCTTAAATGTATACGGAATGACTGATCAACCAGAAGAAGGTTCAAATCTTGTGTTAGACGGAGATAGCAGATTCTTCAAGGTAGTGTTTGTAAGAGAACTTACTGGAAGTGCTGGAAACTACTCCGCAAACTTACAAGTTTCACCAAACTTAGGTGTAGAAAAAGCACCTATACATGGCACAAACATCAGTATAAGAAAACGTTTTAGTCAGGTTAGATTAACAGGACACGACTTCCTAGACATTGGTACAGGTAACTTTGCTAGTACCAACTATCCAGGAACACCTGCTACGCCTAATGACGCAAACGACGAAGTTAAAGAGTTTGGCGGAGGAAGAGTATTTTACACTTCAACTGACCAAGATGGTAACTTTAGAGTAGGAAGATTGTTCAACGTTGAACAGTCAACTGGTTCTGCGAGTTTGAACACAAGTGCGTTTAGTTTAGCAGGACTACAAGAACTTTCATTAGGAGCTGTGGGTCTTGGTGAAAGTGGAGCAACTATTAACGAATTTAGTACAGACGGTACGTTTAGTGCTAATTCTAACAGCGTTGTTCCGACTCAGGCGGCTATTATAACTTACATCAATTCACAAATTGGTGGAGGTTCAAGTAGTCTAAACGTTAACGCAGTTACAGCTGGTAAAATAAATATCACTGGAAACACGATTGGTACAACTGACAATTCGCAGATTACTGTCACTACTGGAATGAATTTCAACGGTGGTGTATTAGGATCTCCGGTTGCCATGTCGTACTTTTTAACAAGTAAAACATAATGGCTAAATATAGAAAAGAGGAGTAATAAATGGCAACAGGAGTATTAGGATCAAACGATTTATCAGCCGCAACTGATACAAGCGTTTACACGGTTCCGGCAGATACTTACAGCGTGGTAACTGTATCGTTTTGTAATAGAGGTGCTTCAACAGCTAGTATTAGATTAGCTGTAGCAGGCTCTGGTACACCAACGGCGGCAGAATATCTAGAATACGATGTATCTCTAGGACCAAACGGTGTATTAGAAAGAACTGGTATTGTGGCACAGGCTACTAAAATAATTGTTGCTCGATCATCAGCTACCAGCGTAAGTTGTGTAGTAATGGGTATCGAGACAGCTATACCGGCTACATAAGGATAGGAAAGAAAATGGGAAGACGAATTTCACTAGGTTCACCAGGTTTAACTATACCTTTTGGGAACACGGCACAAAGGACATCAAACGCGGGAGCAGGTTCTATAAGATATAACACACAAGTAAATGTGTTAGAACTTTATAACGGAACAAACTGGATTCCTGTGGGTGTTTTAAATGCTAAAACAGTCACAACTACGTATACAGCGGCATCTGGAGAACAGTTGTTTGTTGATACTAATGGTGGAGGCTTTACTATTAACCTACCTGCTGGACCAGCAGTAGGAGATGTTGTTAGATTTTTCGATCTAAGAAAAACATTTGATAGTAATAACTTAACTATTGGTAGAAACGGCAAACCAATTCAAGGTGATGCGAGTAACATGACTGTTAACTCAGAAGGCGCGGCGTTCGACCTCGTATACTCAGGTGATAGTTACGGTTGGCGTATCCTAACTGTATAATATTATTGGAGAGAGAACCAAATGGCAAGTTACGCAAGTTATAAGAAGGTTACATCAGAAGGCATACCAAACGGTGCCATTACTAGGAGTAAATTACAGCCTGGTGCGGGTGCTTGTAGGAAAGTGCAATACATTTACAACGAACGTGGATTACGTTGCCACATGTGTGCGAGACAAAGTGGTTGTTGTGAACAAGCAAATGGTAAATGCTGTTATTGGTGCGTTCCTAGTAACGTATACAAAGTAACTTTTGAAATATGGAGTGGCGGAGGCGGAGGCCCCGGACACACCTGTTGTAATAACTGTTCATTTGCTATTGGCGGATCAGGTGGAAATTACGCATTAAAGACTATTGACACAAACCCAGGATGTCAATATACTGTATGTGCTGGCGGAAGTTGGCCATGTGGTAAATCACATACATGCGGAGCAGGTATGGGATGTCGTTCATATGTAAACGGTCACAATCTAAGTAACTTTTGTGTTACAGGAGCATGTGGCGGTTGGATGTGTAATGGTGACGCATGGGGTCAAAGACATATGACTCACAGTTGTGCTAACTGTTTAATATGCGGAGTCTTTGGAGCAGATTTTGGTGGAATGGGAGCTACTGGAAGAAAAGCTGGAACTACTACTTGTAGATGTCATGGACAAACAG